TGCTCTCAAAGCACCAACTGAGTATAAGAACTTCCACACATACCCGTCAGCAGTTTCGAATGCTGTAGTGAGAGTACCAGTAGGTTTAACTGTTGATGTAACTGATTGACCTAAAGCTGTTTGACCTGCTTCAAGACAGACATATATGTTATTCTCATCTGTGATAACATAGAAGCTGTTTGTTGGATGTCCCACTGAGTTATCATTATAAGCTTGATAGATTGCTCCTAATGACCATGAGTATCTTGGTATAACAAATGAATGAGCTTCAACATTCTTAATAGCTGTCATATTATTTTGAGCATCACGAATTGTTCTAATAGCATTAGTAGGTGTTGGAGCAGTGTCAGTTCCATTCCAATCAATAGGTCTACCTACAGAGACATAATAATTGTTAGCTGCGCTATCAATATCTTTTTGAAGGTTTAAAAGAATCTCTTTTTTGAATCTATCTGTAATAATTGCTGGCATGTTATATCTCTTATGCTGTTATATAGTATAGTGCGTCAGTGTCACTTGATGTATACAATTTAGGCATCATTAACATCCACCCATCTGTATTATCAATCCATACACAGTTTACTATACCGTATTGTTTTACTGTAAAGCTAGTACCGTTGAAGAATGTTGTAGGAGTCACGGTAACAGCTCCTGCAGCTCTATTAACAAATGTTTTTGTTTGTCCTACTTCAGTACCATTAGCTAGCGTAGCTGTAGATGTAGTACCTAAGTTAAATATAGACATTGTTCGTGCTAAGCTAATAGCTTGAGCATTAGCGTTAACAGTCTCTGATTTATATGTCACCCCTGTCTGTATTTCTACAAGACCAGTACCAGTACCTGATAATCCTAAACTAACATTAGTGTCTGTACCTACAGCTGCGACTTGAGGAACACCTGTTGTTGCAGCGTTACTAATCTGAATCTCATTTACAGCAGAGGCTGTAGGTGTCAATCTAATTATTTCTGCACTATTAACATCGTTGATTGCCGTTGTAATATTAGGAGTTACAATGTTTGGTGATGTTAATGTTTTATTTGTTAGCGTCTGAGTATGAGCGTTAAATGTAAACTCATCGTTTGTTGCAAGTAACGGTAATGTAACTGTTCTATCTGCAGCTAACTCACTTACACCTACTAAGTACTGATGATCAGCTGATGTATCATTAATCTGAGGAGAAGTTAAAACAGGAACTGTTAATGTTTTATTAACAAGTGTTTGAGTACCACCTACAAGGGCAAGAGTACCACTTTCATCAGGAAGGTTAAGTGATACTGCAGCAGATCCTTCTATGAAACCTAATGTAGTGTCATATGTAAGACCTTTGTAGATTAAACCGTTATCTGATAAAGACATCTTTGTAGTAACTTGAGCACTATCACCACCTAGAAGCTGGTATAGTTCTATAAAGTTATCATTGATTTTACCAGCTGATGCACGTAATGTATCACCTGTACCATCATTGGCTGTAGTGCCTCTATTAATGTTCTGTCTTGCCATTGCTAAGTCCGTATCTGTGGTTAGTTTTATTTATAATGGTTATTATGCTGAATCTGAATCATAGTAAGTATATTTAACTTCATCCATAGTATCGAATATTGCTCTATCTTGAGAGAAGTCTGCAACGTTAGTTGAAGAATCACCATCCATACTTGGTGAGCTAGTACCAACAAGTTCGCTAATAGATCTGTAGTTCTGGTTAAGCTCATCGATAGAGATATTCTGTATCTCTTCTACTGACCCTGGTAGATCTATTCTTAGTTTGCCGTATGTTCCTCTACCATCTGAATCTACTTCACCTGTTAAGTCTGTTACCAGTAGTCCAGCGCCTAGTGATGCTTCACCTTGTACAACAGGATCAACATTAATAACTTCGAAGTCTGGCATAATACCAAAGTTAAAGCTACCTGTTGCTTCAAGTAATACTTGTCCTCCAAAATACATTCCAGCAGGATGTACAAAGAGCTTATAAGCTTCTCTCCATCTGTCTACAGGAATATCAGCTTTGATTAAGATAGCAAACACTTGATATAGTTTATCATCTGTTAGAAACTTCTGAGAATCAAATCCAATTCTAGAGTCATCTTCACCTATCATAAATCTATCTTCTTTAGTGTATCTTACATCCGGAGTAATACCAAAAAAGGTTCTAAAGAATTGCTGTATAGAGTATAGAGTGCCTTTTGATCTATAAAGGTTATTAGAGAACTTAGCAGCTGCTCTTTTGTTTGTAAATCCTTCGAAGTAAGATTGACCTAGTAGTAGCTCATCTTCAATAAAAGATAACAAAGATAAATCATTAGCTGTAATATCTCTTGCAGTGATAATATCATGTACTAGTCTAGCTGGAGACTGGTCTGAGTCTTCGAATTGATTATACGCTTCAAGTAGCTTAATTAGCTTAGGATAATCTGCTTTAAAGTAGTCTGGAAGGACCTGCTCTACTACATGATGATCAGTAAACCTGTAATCTCTACGTAAGTTATCTTTTAGTGTATAATCTCTAGGCATTTTATACTGACTCTACTATAACTGCTGATGCAAAGGATGGATCTTCATCAAATTGAAGAATATCTTCTCTCTGAGGAGCAATAGCACTCTGATTAGCAGGAGTAGCACTTACCTTAACATAATTAACCCCTCCTATAACACTGCTAGGCTTAAACCCTACAAGAGATAAAATACCTGTCGCTGCATCAAAGGTACCTACATTATCTACAATAGTAGTTAAACCATCCAGAGTAACAATTTGAAGTTTATTACTGTTTAGTTTATTTCTTATTTTACCTGCTGTGTTATCAATGTTGAAAGGAGTACTATCTATAATATATTTTATATCATCTGCAGGTGCTATAGATGTCGGGTATCTTAAAGTAAAATCATTCTGAGCATCTAATCTAGGCACAATTCTTTGTTGCATCTTTACTTCCATACGAGAAGAAAGTACAGCTGGAGATACTTCATCAATAAGAGTAAGTATGTTTGAACGTCTATATGCTTGACCAAACTTACCTGTATTAGTGCTGAAGTAATCTCTTACTATAGTATTAACATTATCAGTAATACTGTTTAGAGATAAGGTAGTAAGTTTAGGGTTAAACTGGAAGAATGTGTTTGTTTCAATAAACGTAGTAATAGGATCTAAGTATCTTAATCTAAATGATACAACAGATAGCTGATCTACTAAATCTTGAATACTATTCTTAGTTGCAGTCTGAGTAGATAGAGGCACATCATCTTCAAATACAATGGACATATATACAGCACCAAACTCTGGATTAACAGCGTCTTCTCCTCCAAACGATTTAATATCTTTGATAAGAGTAGAGAAGTTTCTTAATACTAGAGATGAATAGTCATCTGCGGTAACCATTCTATTCTGTGTAGCATATTGGAATGGAGCATTTGTTCTAATAGACTGATTAGTTTCTTTTATATCTCCGCCAAGAGAGTTAGTAACTGTCTGAGCTGTTATAGTATAACCTGTACCACCTACATTAACTTGTGATATAGGAGTAAACAAGGCACCATCATTAGCAGCTGGACCTTGTACAGAGAGATAATCTACTTCTATTTTATATCCAGCTTTTGGAGTCACACCAAATGTAATACCGTCTCCAAATGATAGTTCAAAAAACTCATTAGGAGATTCTTTTAAGATATAAAGAGCTGTAGCAGCGTTAATTAATGTAGCCTGTTTTAAGTTTTGATATGTTGTAAAAGCAACAGATGTAGGAGACTCATATACTCTAACAATAGTCGTATCAACATCTAGGTTCTTATCTGGAATAATATACAAAGCGTCTTGAGATACAGCATCGGCAATAAACGTTTTTGTTCTCTGAGTACCTTCGAAGATCTCTATGTTAGTAGATCCAGCATTTGTTTTAAATGAATATATACCAGAACCGTCATCAGTAGCTGTTACAGTTTCTCTTGTTTGGAATGTGTAAGTAATATCATCAATAGAGCTTTCAAACACCACACCTGGTGCTAAAGACACTGTTGTAGGTCTTTCAGCTAAAGAAGATAAGTTAATAGAAAAAGTAACAACAGCTCTAGATGCTGTTCTTGATTTTGGAATATAGCCAATACCTTCGGCTAACGACACGAGAGAGCTTCTCAGCTGCGCAGTCCCAAGGAATGACTCGTTCAAAGCGAAGTTAGCGATAAGTCCATTGTAGTGAGTGTTATAAGCTAGAACATCTAGTATAT